TTGACCTACTGGATAACCTGGTGCTGCTCCTGGATCGAATGGCACAATTCCTGTTAGTCCTACTCCGGTCGCTCCTGTGGCACCTGCTGGACCTGCTGGGCCTGCTGGACCTGCTGGGCCTGCTGCGCCTGCTGGGCCTGCTGGACCTGCTGGGCCTGCTGCGCCTGCTGGGCCTGCTGGGCCTCTTCTTCCAGGCGGACCTTGAATAACACACACACAAGGATCCTTTCCACAACATGGGTTTTTCCTTACTCTTTTACAGCTATCACACTCCCAGCAGTAATCTTCATGCGTGTCATACCAATTTCCTCTTTTATTAGATGTACATGATTTTCCACAATGTCTACATCTTTTCATAAGATCACCTCAAGTCCATACTATTCAATAATCTGATTTTGGTTCTGATCATTTAACCCTAATTATGTTGATTTAGACATTTTATTATTGATAAATATGTATAATGTTCTTTTTCTTATATAGTTTTCATAATAGCCATAGTTGGAAATTAAAATAAATGATACCCCTCCACAAGAAAAGAAAAATAAGATAAAGACACAAAAAGAAAAGACCTCCCCATAGGGGGAGATTTTTTCTAGATGAGGTAAAACCATAAAAGATGAAAGACATGCGGCCCGTATACTATATGTAAGTGGAATTGGAAAAGTGATTATTTATAAATTTGGAGTTATAACCACTAGAATATTAAGGTGAAATATGTAAGATAAACCTCCTTGAACGCTTGCGGATAGAAAAAGACCTCATTTGATGGTGAGGTCTTTTATATTTTTTGATAATTATTTCAATGATTTTTGAAGAGCTGCTTTTGTCTTTGGACCATAGATACCATCGGCAGCAAGACCATGCATCAATTGGAATCGTTTGACCGCATCCGCTGTTTTCGGTCCGTAATAGCCATCAACGCCGTTGTTTTTTGCTCCTTTTTCCGGGTAGTAGTAAACCATCGCTAGGGCTTGCTGTAAGGCTTTTACTTCTGATCCCTTTGTGAGAGGCTTTGTAACTTTTAAAATGCCTGTTGGCAAACCATACGACTTTTTAGCAGGCTTGGAAGCTGCTGTTTTGGATGGTTCTGCTTTTGTTGGTTTAGCAGACGGCTTTTTATTTGTGTTAGCAACTGCGATCCCGGCTTTGAAGCTGTCCCAACGATCAAGCAACCTGCGGGGACATTCTTTTCCACTCCATCTTTTATGAGGAACAACGTTTGACAATGGAATGCCTTGATCCGTCATTAATTGGCGAATCAACCATTGAGCATTCTCTACCGCCTTCTCAAAATTCCCGTCACTATTTTCACAAATTTCAATGCCAATTGACTTCATATTTCCCGTGCCTCTGCCGTCTCCTGCGTGCCAACCGTTTTCATTCAACGGCAAATGTTGATAAATACAATTTTCATCCACAGTGTAATGCCAGCTAACGGCTGTACTAGATCGTTTAACAAAAGCTGCGTGACTTGCTGCGTCTGCGCCCTTTGATGTGTTAGACGTGTTATGAACTGTAATATATAAAGGCTTCATATAGTTGCGTGGTCGATTTTTATTCCCTTTTGAAATGAAGTCTTGAATGATTTTTACCATGTTATCTACTCCTTAAAATTGTTTTTAGTATTTAAAAAAGCCGCCTGGGGCAGCTCTTTATTTTGTTAATCCTTTTTGTTGCAACGCTTCTTTTTGGGCTTTCCCTCGACTTGTCACATAGTTATTTTTGAACCATGCAACAAGTGTTGTCACTAACGTGAAGACCATTGAGAAAGCAAGGTATAAAGTTTCTGTTAATGTGTTTACTTGGTCCTCACTGATCGGCAAAACAGGTTTGCCAAACATAATTAGTGCCTGGTTGATTAGTGCAATAAAAAGAAGCACCGTGCGAACGACCGTGCCTTTGTCAAAGTTTTTCATATCAAAAATTCCTCTTTTCATTTTTATTTTTGGTTTCTTTCAATACGGTCCAATTTTTCGATTACAACGTCATATTTTTCACTGAATTTCGCTAGTACGTCATTTTGTGCGTCAATTTGTTCGTTTAGCTTGTTCTCACGCTCTTTTGTCGTGTTCAATACATAAAACAACACCCAACAAAAAAGCACCGCAAAGGGTCCTTGTGTCATTAAATACTGCGCCAAATCCATTTCCATTTCACTCACCTACTCCCCCATTTTGTCCACCTCCTTTCGAAGGCAAAATAAAAAGCACCTGTTAAGATGCTGTTGAACCTAAATCCACTGAGACAGCAGGCTTGTCAAACTTCAAACCTGTGATCTCTTCAAATTCTGTTTTAGTGATAACTTTCAACGAAACATATTCCCTCATGATTTCAGGCGTATACACGCCCCAATCCCAAAATACTTTTATGTCGGCCGCCGTTGGATAAATCATGATGCCCCGCCTCTCTGCAACTGCGAAAGCTGCAATGTGAGGAGAGCGACTTGTTTTTTTAGCAGCGCTACATCATCTGGTGGCGGTGGATCAGACTGCAAACTATCAATGTATTCTTGTGTTGCTGATTCAAACCACTCTTCTTTTTTGGGATCGTACTTTGCAATAAATAGCCCATCTGGTGGCTGTTTATCTGTATAGCCTTTGGGGATTTCCTCTCCATTTTCTACATCTACTTCGATGTCTTTGTCTGCTTGCCAAATGTAATTTTCATCATATTTATACACCCAGATCATATTCGCACCTCCCACATTTACTTTGCTTTAAAACGGACCCCAAACGTAATAAATTCATTTGGGTTTACCGTATTAGAACAAGATTGAACACAAACTCGACCGTCAGTACCTATATAGGTGCGGTGATATTGTGGGACACCCGGCGTCCCTAAACTGGATGCTACACCAATAAAGTGAAATGACTGCAAAGGAAAGAATCCTTCAAGTAATGTAAACGCCTCGACATCATTACCAATCACACCACCAGTAATAGAACCGATGATCTCCACCTCTCCCGAAGCATCTTTTGAGTAGCGTAATGTGTGCGGAAATCCATCTGATGAAACATATTGCTTCCATCCTTTGGACAATGAAGGTGTTTTCCAAGTGACTGCAGCATCTCCATCTGTTATGAGACGTTTCCAACCGCGAAACCCTTGAGCGTGGAATGTACCAATCCAAGTTATGTTATCAAATGACCTTGTAGCAATAATCCTTTTGTAATTAACTTCATTTTGTACATATGATGTTTCTAAAACTTCAATGTAATAGAAACTGGAATCATTCTCTACAGGCAGATTTATCAGATTTGCTCCCATATAAAAACCCGTTGGCAGTAAAAAAATATCAGTACCGTTTGGCAACCTTGCAACTTTTCCATCATTTGGCGTGAGTTTATAAAGCTGTCCGTTGTTCCATTTATCTTTCTCACTCTGGTTTATTTTATCTTCATTAGTAAGGACATGCTTCCAAACTGTCCAAGAAGAATCTTGATTGCGTACTCGGTAGTACGAATCCTTACCGTTCGTGTCATATGCAGTCTGTAAAAGAGTGCTGCCATAACTTATCACTATCATGAATGATCTATTGACCGATGGAGGTCCATTTAAACCCTTGTTATAGATAAGATAAAGACCGGTTGCGGTTATCTCGTTATAGTCGGTGGTCTCGCTTACTCCTTTATAAATTGGCTTCCCGTTATTTTGAGTAAGTCTATAAAGCTGTCCGTTATTCCACTTATCTTTATCAGCCTGAACAACATGGATTTCGCTATTGTTAGCATGTTCATCCGTATATTTTTTAGCTTTTGTAAGTGCAGCGTCCACTTTATCTTGTGCGCCTTGTTTTGTTTCGATCTTTTCCAAGTCCTCAAACTTGGCTCTCAAATCATCAATCGTTTTTATAGACTCTTCGTAAAGATCATTTATCTTTGATTTTAAAGCTTCGAATTCGTCCACATAGTATTCTGTGACCGGGATAATATCCTGATCAATGAGAGACTTCGAAATGTTAAAAGAAAACTGGTGCACAGACATAGATTGATCATTTGCATAGTACAAATTTAGCTCAGCTTGTACTGTGCCGTAGTGCTTGACCTCTTTGTCTGACAAAACGTACTCGGCGTGACCGTTCACTCGATCAATAATATTTATGTCTCGAATGAATCGGCTGCCGTCAGACATAACTAATACAAGTTTTCCTGTGACAACTGCTAGAGGCAAAGGGACTCCATCTTTCGTGAGTTTGAATATCAATCGTGCTGTCTGACGATCTTGCGTCCAAAAATTTATGCTGGTTGATACGCTTGAACTGGTATACGCGTTTACATCAAAATCAATTGGTCCGTTCTTATGAATCATTTGTTATCACCTCTCTCATGTTACATTCTCGATTGTTTTAATTGGATCGACACTATTATCCTTCAAGCTGCCTTCTGCGCCAGCTCCTTTAAGCCTGTTCCCAAAATGCTGAATTCTCGAGCATTTGCTAGTCATATACATCGCGTATCTGCATTTTTTTCCACGCACTTTATTGAATCTTGCTGCCGAATCTGTGACTCCATCCATGAAGATAATTCCGTAATACGGGTTTGATGAAGAGGTTCTTTTACCTGCATTCTGAATATCGCTGAAATCAACGTTTATGTCCTCAGAATCTCCTGAAACGGAAATTCCTGAATAGCCAACTTCCCGCAAGGATGTGTTTGTGACATCAATATTCTTACACCCTAATTCTACGCGTACACCGTTCCCCTCGATGTCTCGTCCAACGCTTGATTCGACTTTGCCATTACTGCAGCGAGTTAAGAGTACCCCATGATGCTTGATGTCTCTAAATTGATTGTGAGATACCAAAAAGCCATCCACATCTGATAAGTGAATAGCGTGCTTGACCTTTACTCCATTGATCTTGTTTTGGGAAACTTCAACGTCGTCAATTTTTTGAATCCCTTTACGGCCATATACCTGAATGGCATGACGCACTTTGATATTGGTGAAGGTGTTATCTTTGACTGATAGACGCTTTACCTTGTTGACCCTGTTCGTAGGATTGCCGTTTGCATCTTGCGTGTAAACCGATTCAACTCTTGGAATCATGAGCCTTACGCCGGATGCACAATTTTTAAATCGGTTTCGGCTTATTAAAACGTCTTCCCATTTGTTCCCTGAAATTGCGTACTCGGTCGTATCTTCAAAATCGTTGTTTTCGATATGAATATCAGAATACCAAAAGCCATCAGTGCTGGTGTGAGAATCTATCCCCCTCGCATATCCTTTTAAGCTTTCGGATCTGCTGAAATAACAATCTCTAACGGTAACATGCTTGCTGACAGTTTGATCATAAGCACCAAAGGCGCCAAAGTTGCCCGCCGATCTCATTAAGTCCAACTGAATTGCAGCAGAAAACCATCTGTCGCCTTTATAATCAGCGAACCCTTTAAACCATACATTCTCTATTAATACGTGTTTATTACCTGCACAGTCAAAGGCATGACCGCCGCACACATCTTTGATCGTGATGTCACGGATGATGATACGCTCAGCATGAGCGAATCCCAAAACTGAACATTGTTCCTTGATTTCACCACCTGCGCTATCAAACACCCCTTGACCATCAATCAGTATGTTTCCGTGGCCGTTATAACCTTTTGTCTGATCGTCTTTATCCCCGTTCACGATCATAGAACCTACAAAGCCGCGTCTAATAATTGCGCCAGCTTGTAAGGTTAAGTGAGTGTTTTTATAGATGCGTGCAGTCTCCATTAGTTTGTATTGTCCAGGAGGAACAACAATGTGAACAGGATATAATTTTGCAAGACTAAGAGCTGCCTTGAATCCTGCCGTAAAACTTCCGTACTTTTTAATAAACCTTTTTAGATTCAGGGAAACGGCAGCTGCTTCTATTTCTTCTTCAAGTAGTTGAAAGTCATAGTCTAATCTGTCTTTTGCTGTGGGATGAATAGATGCGTCTCTTGCAACTCGAATATCAACTACTTCCTTTACGTCTTTTCCATCGTGATTCAACACTAGATTAATCAGCCTTGACCACAAGTTATCAATTCTATTTGCGACGGAAAATAACCCGTGCATAATCTGATTAGACGAGTGAGCTTTTTTACTATCCTTGTGAGACTGTAATTCAGTTGCGTTTTTATTAAGCTCATTCTCAACCGTTTGCATGTCGCCGCGCAACTGTGATTCATAGACTGAATTTCTTGTCGTATCATAATCTTTTTTAAGCCGGACCACTATATTCACTCCTTTCGATTCCAAAAGAAAAAACGCTTCTAATTGAGCGTTCTCATCAATTGATCAATGTATCTTTTTTGCTGCTTAATTTGCCGCGCCTGACTTACTTGATAATCCTGAATGTCTTTCCTAAAGTTAGCGAAAGTCATTTTAGGGCTGTCATACGGGTTGAGGGGATTATAAGTGACAGACACTAACCTTACATCGTCCTCAAACGTGATCCCGTTAGCTGTATCAGCAATGACATGTATGGTGTCACCCTTCCAAAAATCCTCTTCTATGCCTTGTAGTGCTGGCTCATAGATATACTGATACTCTGCCTCGACGACCACATCAGGATACGGGTTTACATGCTTTTTCAAAGCAGATACCATGTTGCTTGCTTTTTTTACTGTGTCATCTCTTATCGGCTCACCCCAGCGCGGCTTACCCTCGATCAAAAATTTATCTTCGGCAGGATGAATGTATAGGATTGGCTCGAATTCGTATTCAGGCTCTTTCTCCTTTTCATCCTCGTTCGTTTTTGTATCAGTTGATTTAGTCTCACTTTTCTTAGCTTTCTTTTCTGCACCGTAACCCCATGCGCGAGTTGACGTGTTTTGATCATTGATCTTCAACTTAAAGCCTGGCATATTGTATCGGCTGTCAAAAGTGTAATCTACTACTCTTCCCATCTTTTTATATACATAGATGACGTAGTTGTTTACATCAAGCTCTATTTCATAGTCATCAACAATCTGATCCATTAATTCGATTCTATTCTTTTCGCCGAAGCCGTCTTGATCAACGGTATCAAATGCTGATTCTTTTTCTTTCAGAACATATTGAAAAGGTGTGTCAGCAAGTGCAATGTCTAGGGCTTCTTTGATGTTCAGTTTCTTTGACGTTTTTTCTTCGACTCTGTCATTTACAAGAAGAACAGTATACACATGATTGGCCGTTATCTTTTTCTGCAGCACGTTTTTTCTACTTTGATCAAGTTCGATATCTGTAATGTAATATTTTTGATGGTTGTAAACTTTTTCATCCAGGTACAGTATGTTCCCTGGAACAAGTAAATCAAATTCAGTTCCGTTATCCTCAGTCCGCAATAGGGTAAAGGTGAAACTCTTCTTACCTGTTGTATCGTCTTGAAGCTCCAACACAGCGCCAACGATTTCCACAAGCTCTTTGCCGTCTTTGGTTGAGACATGCAGCTGCCTAAAATCAATATCAGAAGGTAATCCGTCGTTTAACTCTACGTCCTTACCCTGGTACTCTTTGCTTGGATACTTCGGTTTAGTTGGTGTTTCGGGCTCACTCGGTTCTTCTGGTAAATCATCCAAATTATCATATTGTGTGAGTTTGTAAGTAAAAATGATGCTGTTTAACTTTGTTGCATAGTTTATGTCGGTAGCATATCCAGCTTTTGAAACTGCTGCAGTAGCCTTTTTGTAATCTTTTTCACCTACCACTTTTTTATAGAGACTTAAACGAGTATATAGACTTCCAAGATCAGCTAAGCTCTCCGCGTATGATGGATACTTTCTAAATTTCGCTTGTATCCTGGTAACATTCCCCTTCTTATCTTGCTCGCTTGTCCACATGAGAACATATTTACCGTTATATGTGCCTTTGATTCCGAACAGGTTGTTGGCTTGTTTAGAAAGACCACTGGATCCGAAACCACTTTCTAAGCACCCTTGAGCAATGACAAGGCTCGCAAGCACATTATATTTTTTGTGAACCTTCTGCGCTCCTGGTGCTAGTTTCTTTATAAAATCTGCTGCTGCCATGACATCCCCCTTTTACGGAAAATAAAATCTTGTGTTAAAAACAATTTCAAAATCATTTGTGTTCTGTATCTCAAACTCATTCATGCCTTTATCTAAGGAAGGCAGCCTTCCCGACGTTTTTAATCTTTTATTGCCGACAACGGTATACTGTTTCAGGTTTCTGACCTGTTGTGACTTTTTCAGTTCGGCTTCTATTTTCAACCTCTCATTGTTCGTGTGGTTGATGATAGTCACATTTTTTCCCTTTGCGTTTAGCAACACATTGTAATCATGCTGCAGTGGATTAATAGGTAAGCCAGGATTGAATACACTGAAACGTTTTTTGTTTTTAAAACGGTACTGCAGATCGTCGCGTCTTTGGATGCCCATTCCTGAAAACCATCTTTCACTAGAAAAGTTTTGCGCACTTAAAGACGTGCCCTTTGACTCTGCTAGTCCTGTAATATTGTTAAAATCCACTTGGAATGATACCTGGTTTTTTTGCTTGTCCTTAGGAATCTGAAACCCTCCGTCACACGTAACCGCAAAACGCCTCCCAGGAAGAAGATCACATGAGATGTAATACCAGGAGGGCTGAACGACAAGATCATAAAACTCATGTCTGTACTGATAAAAGTTTGCCGCAATTTTAGCATCAAGCAATATCTCAACCTTGATAGACCTTTCTTTGTACACTATGTCGCGCGGGTGCTGCGTCGGTACAAGTCCGTTAAACCTGGTTAACTGTACAAGCTCCCTGTCAGTGCTCGGCGCGTCAGGTGCAAAGCTAAGCAATTTAAAATAGGGCAGTAACCCCGACAAAGGTCGCTCCCCCATTCCGTCTCTGAAATCAAAATACAGATTCATTATCTTTTCAGCCCTCCTTTATATGCATTCTGCTCATATTTTTGAGCACTCTTTTTATCCAGTATAGATGTATCACCTTGATTAAAAACGATGTCTGCTAAATGCTCACCGCTAATAATGACAGGCGCAGGATGGATTTTGATTGTTTGTCCTGCAGTACTTACGCTTTCATTGTTCGTTTGTAAATTGTTTGATAAAAGACTAATAAGGGCATCTAGCTTTTGGTTTAATACAGGCGTATCAATCTCATTTCTCACAGTCAGTTCAGCGCGCATCGTGTTTATTTCATCTGCTGCCCCCTGGATGTTAAACGCCATTCTATTAATTTCAGATTTAAAGGACGACATAGCACCTTGCGCCATAGCTGCAGTGCTCTTTTTCACTTCCGTCTCTTTTTCTCCAAGCCCAATGATAAACCCATCGCCAAAGTTCACACCTTCTGCAATGGTCTTCTTTGCAGGTGATTTTGATTGTATGGAATCTTTCAGCGAACGTATGGCAACTTTACCGATGGCCCATGCAGCTTTCCAAATTGTCCCGCCAGTGCCCCCCATGCTACGAATACCGTTAGCAAAACCTTTAGAAAAATCAGCACCTGTGCTAGTTGTTTTCACACTCGATAAGCCTTGTTTTCCTGATTTCGCGACGGTGCTACCTGAATTACTAGCGTTCCCCGCTTGGCTACGAATGCCGGATGCGAATTGACTTCCTGCTTTTTGTCCGCCTCCGCCATCGGTTGTTTTGGCAAGCTGGGCTGTTGCTGATGCACTAACGGAAGATGCTGCAGACGTATTGGCACCTTTTGTGCTTGTTATTCCGGCACTGTGGCTTTTTCCTTTTGTCGCCCCTGCTTGAGTGGCTTGAGTCGTATTTTTGTTAAGATTGGATAATGCCGTTTGGTTTACGCTGCTTGCTGCCGTGCTTGTGCTACCTTTTGTTGAGCTTATACCTGCACTAAATGATTGGCCCTTTTGTGAACCGGATGTTTTAGCTCCTGCATTGCCTTCACTTAGCTTTTGCCTAAGTGCTTGCTGCAGCACTGTACCACTGTTAGATACGTTAACTTTTGACGAACTGATACCATCGCTAAAGGATTGGCCTTTTTCTTTCCCTGCAATTCTAGGGATGCCGTTTTCTTCTCGCAGTTTTTGATCCAGTGACTGCTTAAGGATCGTTCCACTCGCTAACGTGTTAGGCATGGCAGCTGTTAAACCGTCTGCGAATTCATCGCCTATGTTCTTTCCTGATTCACGGGCGGATGTTGCGCGGTTGAATTCGTTTTCTATCTTTTCAATCGCTTCATTTGCTTTGCTCGCTGACTCTTCTGTAGAACGGCCCAACCCCTCGTTAAACTCTATGAGCGCTTGTTTCGTTTTTTCTAATGCTTCTTCTTTGCTGTCTCCAAGTTTTTGCAAGAATGCTACTTGTTTTTCGGCCCAACGTTCTTGGTACTTTGCTTCGCTTTCTTCCATTTCAACAAAGATTCCCATTGAATTACTGGAATACTCTTTTTGCTTTTCGAGGGCTTTTCCCGTTTCCAAGTCCAGTAGTTTTCCATCTTGAGCCATTTGATCAAATAACGCTTTTGAATTGTTTTTATACGCTTCTAGGTTCTTAGCAAGAGCCTCTTGGTAATCGGCATTTGATTTTTCTTTGAAGGCTTTATAACTTTCAGCGTTTTCCGCATCTTTCACCATTGCTTCATCTAAGATCTTATTTCTATAGTCTCGATCTTCTTTTGCTGCCTTCTGTCCTTCTTTGTATATTTCTGTGATTTGATCATTGTAACTTTTAGCATTTTTAAAAGAGAGTTTATTTTGACTCTCGGAAACTCTCTGCTGGATAGCTAAAGCATCCTTTTGATTAGCTGCAAATTTACTCGTTGCCTCTTGATAGAATGAAACAATGCTTTCAAATCGTTTCTTTTGAGAAGCATTCATGTTTGATGATAATAAATCTGTTTCATCCTTCAATTTTTTGAGTTGACGCATCTTCTCTCGAACATTTTGAACATCTTTATCAATGTTCCCGACTAGTTGATCTGTCACATCTTCTCCAATTTTCTTTGTCTCTTTATCCTGATCTTCAAATAGTCCTTTGAGAACTGCGATTGCATCAGTCTTAAATCCTTCTAACTCCTTAATAAGAGAAGAAGACATTTCTTGATAGGTAGTCAATAGATTACTTGCCATCTTCTCTGCTTCTTTTCCTGAAACCTGTGTTAACTGAAACAGTTGTGAAGTGGCTCTTTCACGCAAGTTGACGTATGATCCGGCCGCTTTTTGTGTCGCTTTAGAAACGCCCTCACCATATAGAAGAGCCGATTCTTTTGCTTCTTCCTGGCGTTTCTTTTGATTTTTCAGCTGTTCATTGTAAGCATATGTCGCAACGGCAATGCCGCCTAGTAAGGCTGTCCCGCCGACTATTGCAAGCCCCACTGGACCCGTAAATGCTAAGAGCGCACCAATACCCATTGTCAATGTGGCGACTGCTGTTGTGGCACCCAATACACCCGTAGCAAACAGTGCAGTTTTAGCAACCGTTTGGGCTGTGGCAGAATCCATTTTGTTAAACATGGAAACGATGTCTGCCCCTTTATCAGCTAGACTGCCAAGCGCAGGAAGTAAACTTTTTGTCAGTTTGATTTTTGCACCTTCAACCGCAGAATTAAAAGCGATAATACTTCCTCTTGCATTATCAAGCATGGTGTCTGCCATATCTTGAGCAGCACCATCTGATTCTTTTAGCGCCTTCGTGTTCTCTTTTAATGCCTTGCTGCCTTTTTGTAAGAGAATAGCCCAATGTTTATAAGACTCAGCGCCTACAATGGTTTTAAGAGTGGCGGCTTGCTGCTCTTTCGTCATGCCTTTCATGCCCTTTTCCATTTCTGCAACGACTTCCGGCATGCTTTTCATATCTCCGGCCGCATCAAAAAATGCGAAGCCTAAGTTATCAATTACCTTCTGAGCTTTTTTTGCAGGTGTTGCCAGACGAATCAATGATGTACCAAACGCTTGACCTGCGATCGAACCTTGTAAACCTGCGTCACCAAACGCCATGACCGCGGCCGCTGATTCTTCTAATCCCCAACCTAGAGAATTGGCGTTAGGCGCAAGGAACTTCATAGCCTCTCCCATTTGTTCTACGTTGGTGTTTGCGTTAGCAGCACCGTATGCAATTACATCCGATGCGTGACCTGCTTCCTCAGCTTTCAAGGCAAAAGCCTGCATCATATTAGAGGAAATGTCGGCGGCGGCAGCTAAATCTAATTGACCTGCAGCTGCTAAATTCAACATACCTGGCATGGCTGCGTAAATATCGTTTGCTTTAAATCCAGCCATAGCCAGGAAACTTTGTGCGTCTGCTGCTTGACTAGCAGTAAAAACTGATGTTGCCCCAAGATCCATTGCTTGTTTTTCTAGCTTTTTTATTTCTTGGGCTGTACCACCTGAAATAGCTTGGACCTTACTCATTTGCTTTTCAAAGTCCATACCCACTTGTACTGCATCTTTTAGTGGGAGGGCCAAGCCAGCAAAAGCAACACCCGTAGTCATTGCTACCGAAGCACCCGTACTTCTCATTTTGTTGCCAACTGTATTCATTCTTTGGCCCATTTTATAAAGCGATGAGGATGTTCTTTTTATCTCAGCTTCCATCCTCTGAATTTTGTTGGTCGTTTGTGTTAACGCGTTTTGCGTTTTATTCATTTCAGCTGTTGCATAGTTCAGTCGGCGGGCTAGGGTTTGCGTTGATTCAGCATCCTTTCCCTTCTTGATGGCTGAATCTGCATAAGCTCTTTCAAGCGCTTTGACCTTCATTTTATGCTGGTCTAATTGCTGTGAAAGGGTTCTTACTTTCGTCTGTGATGTTTTCAGTTCATTGCCCCACACACCAACAGCAGTCTTATTTTTTTCAAACTCAGACTTTATGTTCTTCATTTGAGTTGAAATTGCTTTCATTTCCCTGTTAAATTGGGACGAATTTGAATACAGCTTTACTTTAATGTCTTTGCTCAATCCCTCACCACCTTTTACAGTCCAGGTATCTGATCAATGTATAAAGGTTTATCCGATGCTGTAGCGTTCTTACTTGGCTTTTCCTTGCTCGCTTCTTTCCTGCGTGCAAGGCGTTTTAGATGATAGACAATGTCCATTTCGTCTATCTGATTTTGAGTAAAGCCAATGTCCTCTAATGCGTTATACATATCTAGGACAGCATCGGACAAACTTACTCCCCCGGCTCTGCTTCCTCTGCAGTTTCAGGATTCAGGATCTTGCTCGCTTCAACGATATTTCCGATGACATAGTTTGCAGTTGCGTAGATTGTTCTAGTTAAAAGTCGTGAATCAATGCCTTGTTCAAATTCTTCTGCAGTGAATTTGTTTCCGAAGACTTCGCAGATAAACTCTGATTGTGCGCTTGTATAAAGTCTTTCAGGATCATTTGATTCAAAGTCTTCTGTTACTTCTACCGCGGTTCTAAACAAAGCACCTGTGATAAAGCTAGGTGTCGAGAACTTCTTTTTTTTACCGTTTAAATGCAAGGTGATTGTCATTGCTTCCATGTGTTAATTCCTCCCGATTACAAAATAAAAAAAAGAGCGTTATTAAACGCCCTTTCCAAGGTCTGCAGAACTTGTGGAATCCTCTGTTTCTTTTCCTTTGGCGAATGATGCGCCGTCATATACAACTTGTTTAAACCATTCCTCCGGATCAAAGCCTTCGTCGAATTCAGCTTGAGCCTTCCAACGGTTTTTCCCTTTCTTATTTTGAAGCGTCATGAAACCTGCTTTAAACTTTGGTGTTTCAGGATCGGCTTTCCCTTCGGTAGTTTTGTGTTCATTGCCCAGCAATTCAGGAAGGCCCTTCAAGAACCAATAATATCTGTGCCCGCCTGTGGATGTTTTCGCTCTAAACCCGAAAGCCAAGAAAACCGCCTTATCATCAGAGCTGGCAAAAGAAATCCCATTCTCGACCTTGTGACCGAAAATCTTGTTTTGCACCTCAATAGGTAAATCTGCTAGTTCAGCTTCAAGGTCAATGTCACCCATATTGTTAAATGAATCAAACACGCCGTTATCCGCCCAAAATTTAGACTGCTCTGATTTAGGATCGACTTTGACGTTTACAGCTCCTGGCAGTCTTTCAGGCTTTGCATATTCAAGTCCTTTGTCATCATCCCGAATAAGTTCAGCATAATGAAACATGTCTAATCCGTAGATTGTTTTCCCCATCTGTTTTCCTCCTAGAAAAATGTTTTGACGTACCTCATGCCTCTGTGAAAGATTTTTGTATCTGTTTCGTAAAGATCCACTGAATCATATCTTCCGTAACCTAAATCTTTCATAAGACGATCTATTTCTTTCGCTATTTCTGTTTCGTCTTTCCGTGTGTCTGCTTTTGAAAATATGCTTAGTTGGAACCGTACCTCACTTGCTGCCGAATGGTTGTCTCTGTACTCCTGGTCCCTATTTGTAATCTCTGAAAATACAACCCTGGGGAATGCGGCCACATCATCGGCCACAAGGTTATGAAAACCACCCGTGACAAGCTGCTTTAACTCTTTGTTTTTTATTAACGCTGCACTCAATTCCTTCTTCGCATCAAGACTCATTTAATAGGCGCCGTGATAATTCTTTCCATGATCTTCACAGCTTGTCCCTCCCCTTCGATTCCGGCTTTCTCGATGAATGGATGCGGCGGCATTTTGGATGTGCCCCATTCTAAAAAGCGACCTCTGTAAGCGACTTTTTTATTCGGCCCAACCGAAACAAACAGCTCACCGTCTTTGGATTCTCTTGCAGCTGAAACAGTGATGTTATCGACCATGTGAGGTTGATTTTTTGAACTTCTATTCACGTTATTTTTTTGATGCGCTGCTATCACCTCGCCACCAGCTTTAAGAGCGACCTTTTCAGCTTTTTCTACGTCGTCACCAATTTTATTGAAATATCTCGTTAAATCTTCGAACCCCTCAATATCCATATCAGCCATTTATGCCGACCTCGTTACAAGTGACTTCAAGTCGCTTCTTTTTGTTTTCTATGTCGTTATAATCCATTACATCAAAAGTGCGATAGATTGGCTCTCCTGCCTCGTCTGATCCAGTTTGATGAAGAATACGCATATCTTGAGCAACGTCTTCTCTGTATCTAATTGTGATTTTCTTCGGTGACTTAACCCCTAGCGCGCCAGCAACAAGCGTGTCTGACTTTGATCCGGAAAATCCTTCAATTGAACCCCATGTCTCAAAAGCATTTTCGTAGGATTCATTCCAATTCAGCTCGTCGTCCTGTACCCTTTTCCTTACTTGAAAGATTAGCCGCCGATTCATCTTGCTTATCTTCTTCATCCTCTTCTACCTCCACATAGCGAAGTTGAGTTAGTTGGTCCCGAATAGTAAAAGGGATGGATGAGCCGGAAACGCCTGACTCATACACCCCTCGATTTTCGTACCAATGAGCAACAAGAATGCCTGTTACAAGCGCATACTGTGCATTTCCTTCCACATAACGACCTATACCATTTTTGATATATCCCTTTGCTGCAGTAATTAAGGATTTAAGCAAGGCGTCATCTTGATCGGTATCAATTTTTAAATATTCATCTTTCAGCATTTTTAAATCCATAGAAGACCGCCTACTTATTCAGTATTTTCTTTACCCTCAAGCTCATTGACTCTCGTCTGTAACTCGGTGATCATTTCTTTTACTGCAGAATTAAGATTCTCCCACATAACACTACCAGTACCTATAGTACGAGAGTTAACAGATTTATCTGCTAAATGGTCATTTTTAATAGCCCCCGTTTCAATTACTGCGGGATCTCCTTTGTCACCTTTTGGGCCTTGCTCTCCTTGATCGCCTTTTTCGCCTTTCGGACCTTGAGGGCCAGTATCACCTTTTGGTCCTTTTTCACCTTGCATCCCTTGAATGAAGAGAGGGTTTTCTTCACTGTTTCCTTTTAAATAAACAGGCGTGATAGGTTTACCGTCTTCTCCCGCCTCTGCAGATGTTAATACTCCATTACTTTCATTCAAAAAATCTTTTGCCATGTTAGATCAATTCCTTTCCAATGGTTATTCTTTGCTCAGTTTACTTTGCAGCTCTTTTATTTCGTCTTCCATTCCTTTGAGTCTAGTTTCAATAGACGAATTAAGATGCTCCGGCATGACGCTACCCGTCCCGATGTTTAACGACCGGACCGCTTTTTCAGCAAGCATTTCATGTGTTACGCTTCCTGGTGCGGATGATCCGCCACCACCTAGACTAACTTCCTGACCATCTTTAACAATTTTTCCGCCTGCAAACTCTAATACACCACCAATGACAGTTCGATCCCCGCCATCAGTGGTGTAATTTTTCGTCACTCTCATGACTTTTTCACCTCTTCTTCTTTTACTTCTTTTATTGATAATTGGCCGTATACTACGGCTTCTTCGTCCCATTTCCGGACGTCTTCTCGTTCAATTGCACGCACTTTTGTTGTGTTCGTTTCAAATGATCCTGCTGCAAGATTCGTATAGTCGATAGACTGTTGCTGTCGATCAAATAAAACAACTGCCTCTTTTAAATCCCCAACGATTACAGGTGCTTTCCCTGCTTTTGTTTTCAAGACTTTGTTTGAGATCACCACCACGCGGCGACCAAACAGCATTTTGTTTGTCGGCTCGGATGGAATGTCTTTGAGTAGATATTTGCCGTCCGCGTCTTTCAATTGATCAAGATAGTTGAAGCCATCCTGATTTGTCATGATGATCGCCCCGGCAGAAATGGCAGTATCTAGCGTAACGTTTAAAGTCTTTTTAATGTCATCCAGGCCTTTAAATTCAACCTTTTTCAAATCGTCAAGGATTTTCAGGATAAGTGCATTTCTTGTTGCGACTGATTTTTTAACGAACCATTTCGCGACATATGTCATGATCGCTTGATCTGTATCTTGCAGCAATGTATTTGAAAGTGGTAAAAGCCCCGCATAGTCAGTGATGGTATATGTTAGTTTTGTAAACTTAGGCTGGTCTGTTTCTGGAATGTTTCCCATTTCCTCGATGTCTTGGAATGGTGTCATGTCTCCGTTTTTTTCAAGCATACGGCTACCTGATCTTGTTGCCACAGGCTCGACTGTTACATATTGCTCAAGTTGATGTAGTTGCTCCCGCTTTAACTCTTTAATAGTTCTTGAAATATCTTCAGGGATCAGGATTCCGCCATCTTCCTCGTTTTTTCCTGACATCGCTCTGAATTCAGGATTTTCTAGGAATTCACGTTCTTCATGTGTTAAGGATTTACCCCGAAGAGACTTCATGAACAACTTGGTGAATTTCTTTTGACGTTCTTCCTTATCGCCTTCCTCCTGCGAACGTTTTCCATCTTGTGGCGGCACAAAAGGATCACCGCCAGTTAGGTCAGGAACGTCAAGTGATCGTCCTTCTACCATCAATTCAATTTGACTTTTCAGCTCCTTCACTTCCTCAATAAGCTGGCGCGCTTCACTTGTTTTACCTTCTGCTAGTGCTTTATCAGCATCTTCTTTCTTTTGCGTAAACTGCTGACGTAATTCAATTTCTTTTTTAGACATTTGTATTTTTCCTCCTTATTGAATGCAAAAAAGCCTCACTCTGGAAGATCAAGGCTTAATAGCTCCAATTCAATTTTTAAAGTTTCATCTGTTGGTACGCTTCGTTGTTCTTTCATTTCTTCTACTTTTTCTAGACTTCTTTCTCCTACAACAGCTTCGGTATCGCTATAAGCTGGTGTCGTTACAAGAGATATGTCATAAATGCGGTGAATGTTGTTTATTCTTCGTTCGTATATGTCTTCATCTTCATTTATGCGCCACTCGTCAGGCTCTTCGCCGTTGTAATCCAACGAAAAGGCAAAAGAACATTGATTAATAACGCCGCTGCGTATATTCTCCATGAGATCGCGGGCATATGACGTGTCTGACGGTTTAAATCTGAATTTAAGACCTATGCCATCTATTTCGAGTTCAAGCCGTCCTGACTCCCCTGAAACGGTATTTCTCGCTAGGGGAAAATCCTCTCGATGGTTAAAAAGTGCAATGACGTTTGATAGATCGGTAGATTCTAAAGCGTTTCTGCTGATAATTTCTTTGAACCATCCCAAACGCTCGGACCATTTTTCAAATTTCAAAGCATAGCCTTCCACATATTCGGATTGTCCTTCTCCATCGGAACGGATCTCAATTGGCGTCGTGAGCAGCCGCACTTCTTTTTCTTTACTCATTCTTGCTGTCACCTCCCTTCATGTCTGATCCCGCTCTTAAGCGTTGGTAATCTTCCATGAATTCAAGGAATACATAGTTGAGACTCGCAAGATATTTGTCACCATGCTCAATTGGGTTTCTTTCAATCAAGTCACGAACCTCATTTTTATTTAATATTCCTGATTCGATCATAAATTTGAAATACTCGGCTTGAGTTTTACTATCGCCGCGCAGCTCACTATCAACATTGAATTTTACATAATGCCCGGCTTTTTGATCATTGTCAGTAAACAGCTTAATATTTAATTCTTGTTCAAAATTCACGATCCACGGTTGTAGTGTATTTTTCACGTATTCTAGGCTTTGATGCTCAATATTAGAAAAGGTTGCCTTATCAAGCTCATTGAGTTTATGCAAAGGAACTTTATAAATCATTGCGATCTGTGCTTTGTTAAACTTCATGGACTCGACAAATTGAGCTTCTTGTAATGGCATCGCAATGGATTGATATTCTAGTCCATTATCAATAATCGCTATGTTTTCACCTTGGTTGACTCGCCTCCATTCTTTACGGACGTTCTCTTTTGGCTTTTCATCCAAGAAAGAAGGAACCTTTAGAATACCTCGCGGCGTGGCTTCATTTTTATACAGCTTGGCGTTGTATTTCGTTGCAGCTGCTTGAGCGCCTATATGCTCTCGCACTACCCCAATAGGCGACTTGCCATGTATGCCATCCGTAGATAATCCTTTAAAGTGCAACACTTGGTGTTCATATAGTTCCGTCATTCTTCCGTTTACAGTGGTTTGGTACCAAAGCATTCCTGATTCGGGATGTATATATGCGTTCGTCGCATCTGGCCGCAACGGGTAAAGATTTTCAGGGAAACCATGTGCTCCAAATTCAATCATCGAATAGGCATTTCCCCATGTGAGGACATGCGTCATCATCAGTTTTTTCCACACATAAGCTGTCATGTACGGGTTTGGCCTTGCGTAGATTGCATAGGCAGATGGATGATTAGGGTTTCTGTTGACTCCTTGACTCTCTTTTTTAAATGTGTGTATCGGTAGCTTTGCGATGTCGTCAGACAAGACATTGACACATGCAAAAATGTCCGGCTGCACAAGCGAATTGCTTTCACTGACTCTTTCACCGCTTGCCGTTTCTCTGCCTCCGAATAGATTGATCAGCTGACTGAAACCGTCTAATGTTGTTGAGTCGGATCGTTTTTCAAAAAACTTGTCTATAAACAATTATTTTCACCTCTCTTTCTGCCGCGCGTGACTTGACAGCAGGTAGGCGTAAAACATAAAAAATACACCCGTCAGAAATAGACCGATGTTTGTATTTACCCGATACGCTGCCAGCAGAATAAAGATGCACCCTCCGATAAACAGCAAGTCGTTTAATATTGATTTCAGAAATACAATGAATTTTTTCACTCTCTCACATCCTAAAAACTGAAATTTCCTGAAAAGTGTTCGTTTAAGTCAACGTTTGCACCCATATCGTGATACATGGCCCTAGCAAAAGCATTCATAACGGCTGCAGCTGGATCTATTCTTTGTGGTGACTTCGCCTTGTCTAGCATGATATTTTCTTGAGCGTCTTGTTTAATGATTGCGTTATTATACGCAAAAGTTAGAAGTGGATCGTTCCCATGAATGACCTTGCCCTCATATACCTTTTGTCTGTAGTCCTTTGTCGGTAAAGAAAGATGTTGAATCTTTTGCGGCAGCTCAACCATATTAAATCCCTTACTCTCAAGCCGTTGTGCAAGGTGCAGCGCATTCCATTTGTCGTAAGCAGCTTCAATGACCCTCAATTTGTTGACGTGGGCAAATTCAATGATCCATCTTTCGACAAATTGATAGTCAACTGCCTCCCCTGGTGTGAATGTCATCCAACCTTGATCACGCCATAAATCATAAGGGACTTTATCAGTTGCCATTTTTTCCTTCGCTCGTTCTTCGGGAATAAAAGAGTGCTGTCCGACATAATAAAAGCCATCAAGGACACCTATCCAACCAACTGACGTCAAATCCGTTGTCATAGATAAATCTATCCCTAGATAAATAGCCATTTCTTTTAGATCGGGTATTTCACCATGACAAGCCCGCCATTTAGACATTTTCATGTAGCCATTGTCTTTTTGGTCGACCCATCCATTCATGTTTTTTGTAAGGAAACTTCTCATCTTTTCAGGCACATCTAATGCAACTTTTAACGCTGCCCTTAGTGATTCCATCCCCTCCGGGTAAGTTGCTACAATCGGGTTTGCCTTAATCCAATTCGACTCATCCTTTATATCGTCCTCGGGATCAAGCTCACAGATCATAACAAAATAATCATCGTTTTTAATTTCAATGTCGGGATCAAGAATCTTGGAAACATATTGATACTCTTTAAAACACGGCCCGTTCAAGTTGAAACCTGCAGTAGTAATGATAATCATCAAAGGGCTACGACGGGCGACCATACCGCTGTCAATAACATCATATATTTCACTTGTTTCATGAGACATATATTCGTCGACTATCCCTAGTGATGGGTTTTTTCCGTCTCCAACCTTTCGGGCTTCACGGGATAACGGTTTGATAATTGAATTTGTTGCGTATTTTGTGACCTGCCCGTTAGCATCGGTGTATTTCCCCTCTAAAATCGGTGCGTGCTGTAGTTGTTCAAGGATTGCTTGATAGACTTCGTCTGACTGCTCCCTTGACCAACCAGCAATAAACACACGATGTTTTTCTTTAGTGGGAAAGATTTCATATGAAGCCATGATAGCCAGCAATTGTGATTTTGCGTTTTTTCTCGCTAACTGGATGTAAGCCTTTCTAAAACGCCTGGCACCATTGACCTTTTTGTAAAATCCATAGATATTAGCAGCCATGAATAGCTGAAAGTCTGTAAGTTCAATCGGCTGACCTGCCAATATGCCTTCCACATGGTTAAACTGCTTGGCCCATTCATAAAAATCAAGGACTGCTTCGGCGTCAAAATAATACGGGCAGTCTTCATCTGCTAACCGCTCTACGTCTTTAATGAACCTCTGAACAGCCCACTTGTGCTTCTTTCCTGCTTTTATTTCCCCCGTTTGGATCTTTTCACAATATGACCATACACGCTCAATTAAAAGCTCTGCGGTCATTTCCTGCGTTACCATTACATGCGTCCTCCAAAGCGTTCCTCTTCTTTTGACTTTGGTTTCCCATCATCTTTTTTCGGAATGACAAGTTTGCAGCGTGAGGAAATGGTTAATCCTAAATCACTTGATGCTTGTCTGCATTGTTTAAACAGTTTGTCTTGATTTATTAGAAGATCACTATAAGCAGGATTCGCAATTTCAAACTTTTCACCATCTGAATTTTCGGTGAGTGCTGTAATCGGCGTATCCAATATGATTTCTGTTATTTGTAAATATTGTTTTCGAGCAAACAAAAAACGGGCAAGCGCATCAACATCTAAATTGGTCATAATTCCGATGTTTTTTAGCTCGTCCGCTATCTTTTTGAATTCTCTTTTTAAGTCTTTTGGTAAGTAAGAAGGAGGTTTCACTTTGTCATCTGGTGCCTTTATTTCTTGCTCTCTTCTTTCTTCAATCTCTTTCTTGGTAAGGTTTTTCTTCCCTTTCACTAGCAACAAGTCAACTGGTTGTCTCGGCCTTGCCATCCCCTCACCTCCTTCCGAATTTTCATTTAGGGAATTTCTCGCGATGTTGAGGGAGACGCGGTCTACGGCAAATCGTTTCTAGGGATTTAACCTAGGGGGGCCTTCAACTTCGACGCGAAGCTGATTCATGTCTCTTTCTAAATCTGCTCGTATTGAATCTATTTTCTTTTGGTGTTGATCAAGTAGGCTTTTGTTCCTCGTCATCCGAATAGCATTATATAGCTTACTGATCCTGCTTTGCTGCTTTCTGATTTCCGCGTTTGTATAGTAAGATGTGTACTCAGCTTTACACCTCGGGCAAACTAGAAGATGTTGTTTAATCCCTTCGCCAATCTTTCTAATCCTAGAACAACTTTTAATAATGAATGTTGTTCCACATTGATCACACACGCATGTTTGATTATCCATTCCCAAACCCTCCATCTTCTTTGGCGGTCTTCCTACTATGACAGGACGCACACAGCGGTTGCCAGTTAGAAGAATCCCAAAATAATTGTTTTTCTCCCTTATGCGGCTTGATGTGGTCCACTACTGTAGCAGCAATCCGTTTGCCTTGTAACATGCAAGACTGACACAACGGATGCTTTGCTAAATAACCTTCACGCGCTTTACGCCATCGGCTATTATACCCACGGCGAGATGATGATTCACGGAACAGATCATATAAAGGCTTCGATGTCTTATGCTGCTGGCAATATCCTTCACGCGTTAGTTGAGGGCAACCAGGTTCATTGCAGGGTTTCAGTGACTTCTTCATTGATTGCTACTCCTTGGACGTCTAATACCTCTTGGTTTTGTAAATGACATCGCCACACTCTCCTTTACCTCCTGATAATTGTTTGGTACCTATATAAAAAAGCGCCCTCCGCAACGGATGACGCTTTCAATAGTTTAATTAAATTTTCTCAGTAAGATTTCAGGTTCTTCATTAAAAGTTGGACCGTCCCAATTATTCTCGAAAAGTTTTTCTAGGTCTTCAAACGTCATTTCACTGACACGCTCCAAAGGAATATTAAATACTTCATGGATTAATTCGTTCACAAATTGATCAGTTGTTCCGATCTTTTCACTAGTCAGAAAGTCAGAATGTATACGGGCATCGTTTTTCTTTTCTGCAGAACGTTCCAAATATTCCTCATATCGACTTCTAGTGTACTCAAGGATTTTTCTAGTTGGCTCTAAATAATACTTTAACTTTATACGCTTTGCGGCCATAAAACCCTCTCCCTTCCTCTTCTCACTTCATCATGATAATGTCTTGTTATATATATTCATTATAACGTTCTTGCACTTCTTTAAAAGGAGCTTATTTTTTCATTCCTCCTTCTTCCATTATATCACTTTGTCCAATTTATCATATCTGTTAATACATCATTCTCTTGCCAATAAAAAGCGACCTCCGCAATGGAAGCCGCCCTATCAATTTATCGCATAATACAATATTACAACCTTTTTCACGTCATGCTGCGCCAACATTACGCCAAAAACACGCCACTTTTACGCCAAAATAAAAAACACCTCTAAACGGGTGCTTTAAATACAACTTCATTGAGAGCATAAGCGAGATCAAGAAATGTCTTTCCTTTCAGGCGTGTATATGATCTTTCACTCATGCCAATTTCATTATAAACCTGGTAATCGAAAACAGGTTCTTGCTGCATGTAACGTTTTATGATTATCTGTCTCTCATTATACGGAAGACGATTGACAGCCTTTTGCACTCTCTCAAGATATACATTTCGTTTCTGTTCCCACTCAATACGTTTAATGGCCGTACTCTCAGTAGATGAATGAAAAGCGTTCGTCACAGCTGGAGGGACGATACTAAACCCGGCCGTTATTTTAGGCAGCATATCGTCCGGGACCTGGAGAAGATACAAACGATAGTTGTCGAGTATACTTTCAACTCTTTTTCTCGTTTCCTTTTTGTCTATTACAGGCGGTTCACCCAACATCAGCGTATCTCCTTTCTCCCGATCTCAATTCCTCTACCTTTCGAGCGATCTTTTTTCTTGCCCTCTCTATATGTTTTTGGACTGACCCTTTTGCTATACCATGAAGTGCGGCACATTTACTGAAAGATAGGTTATGACCAACAACAGTTATATAAATCTCTTTCTCCTTCTGCGTCAGTGTCGACATGGCGTACTCGAGTAAATCTAGTTCATTTTCGTTTACTGAATGCGGGTCAGATTCGGGAACGTGGTATGTTGAATATAGAAAGTCAAGGACTTCTGTTGTTGTGAATATTGTGCGTTCATAATAGGAACGGCGATCCATGCCACGTCTTGCGCTGGGTTGCCTTTCTGTTTCCATCCACTCAATCGCATACTCTAGGTCCGAAATCATCGAGCGGTACGTTTTCATTTCTCCTTCGTCTGTAGATGCTGCCAAACTCCTTTTAGTATCTGTTAACGCTGCTTTATATTCCTTGATTAAATCTTTCAAAATACCACCCCCTTTTATTTGCTTTTAAATGCCCCGCCACGCCCTCTTTTATATGTCGGGCGATAAATACCCATAAGCTCTCTTAATTCTCTTTCTGAAAGCTCCTGCGTGTGATTTTGAGCATATTTGTTCTTAGGAACGTCTGTTCTTTGCGTTGACATAGATTTATAACCCGCTTTTATAAAAGCAGCTCTCAACGTTTTCATTTTGGTTTCTCCTTTTCTGAAAATAAAAAAAGGGACACCAACCACACAGCGCTTATGCTGTCGTGATCAGTGTCCCCCGGCTTTCCGGTAGAACGGTTTATTTGAATAGCTCGCCTTCGTTGAAGTTAACACGAGTTACCTTATTGTCATGTGTAACGATCTTTGTTTCCCCGTGCGATGGCAGCGGTGAAAATCTCGCTTTACCATCAGATATAACGAGAACAATAGGTCCTTTTCTTGTTAAAGTCTCAATATCTATAATTTTACTTGGAATGTCTTGTAATCTCAAGTCTTTCCTTGCCTCCTTAATTTACATTCATGAACGCTAAAACTGAAATTGATCCGAATACGATATAAAAGAGTAGCAACCGCTCTTTCGCATTGTTCATACACTCGATTCCTCCAATTGAATTTTTGTATGATAGTTCTTCAAATGCTCATTCATTCTCGAATGAAATTTCGGTTGTAAGTAAAAGAAAAGTTTTTCATCTTGATCCGTCATTTTTATCACTGCCTTTTCGTAAACAAGAAATTCGATCAGCAATATCAAGGCGTATTGATTGAACTTTATCGCCTCTGCGTACCAATCTTTCACCGTCATGAAGGACCATGATCCAAATTGACGAATTTTCCAAATTCCTTGATGAAAGCCAGTGACACAGTACCGACGGGACCATTCCTCTGTTTTGCAATGATAACTTCAATGATGTTTTTGTTCTCTGTCTCTTTGTCGTAATAATCATCACGATAGAGGAACCCGATCACATCAGCGTCTTGCTCGATCTGCCCCGATTCTCTAATGTCTGACATCATTGGGCGTTTTTCCTGACGTTGCTCGACACCCCTCGAAAGCTGACTCAATGCAATGACAGCAATGTCCAATTCCCTTGCCATCTGCTTGAGCATACGGCTTATTTCTCCGATTTCTGCTGTTCTATTCCCTCTGTGGACTGGATTTCCGACGATCAATTGCAGATAGTCAATAATGATCATCATGTCCTTGCCTTCAAATTCCCTTTTCATCTTGCGTGCCTTCGCCCAAATGTCATTGACAGTCATTCCAGGTTGATCAAATATTCTAAGAGCGGCACTATCTAATACCCCGTTCACTTTGCTGAGACTACCCCACTCATCAACGTTTAAATGACTAGCTCTAATGGATTGAGCGTTAATGTTACCTATGCTTGACTGCATTCGTTTAAGTAGAGACTTGCGACCCATTTCAAGCGAAAAGATGCCAACCGCTCCACTCTTATTTAGATTGATTGGGCTTTCCATAAAGTTTTTTGCAACATTCAAACAAAAAGCTGTTTTCCCTACAGACGGACGAGCAGCAATAATGATTAATTCTTGCCGCTGAAAACCCGACGTCATCCGATCCAATTCAGTGAAGCCGCTTGGCATTCCAGTAATATCACCCTTCGGCGTTTCCAACTCTTGATAGATTTCAACAAGATCATTATTGATAGACCCATCATCGTCCGTGCCTGTTGCATCCTCTAAACTCATCAGAGAGCTTATACCCTCTTGTATAGTTTGACTCGTATCGTCGCTACTAGAAGATTCTTTAAGCGAAGCGCCTACTTTTGCTATTTCTCGCTTTTTCCAATAATCAATAATTAGATTTTCATAGAATGCTTGTTTTGCGGTAGTGATTGAGGCGTTCATCAATTCGGTTAAGTATTTTCTTCCACCGATCCCCTTTAGGTTTTCTCGTCCCACATGCTCAATAACTGACACTATGTCAATAGGGTCGCCGTTTTTATCAAGCTCTTGAAGGGTTTTGAAAATGGATTGATTTTGTTGTCGATAGAAATGAACTGGCTTGAGCTGTGAATATTTAATCAAGTCCGGCTCTTGTAAGATTGCGCCTAGATATTGTTGTTCTGCTTCGTCGTTGTAATAAAAAATAGTTCCTGTCATGATGGATCACCTATCCCAAGTACCTTTCGTATCTCTGCTTTATGCCGCTCGATCTGTTCTTGTTCTTCCTCGGTTGGTTCAGCCTTGTCCAGTTCAGAAAGATAGTTTTGTGTTTCCTCGATGTTCGGTATGGCAGCGGATCGGTCTGTTCTTGATTCTTTCGCTTTGATTAGATCAGCAACTTTTGGCGGAAACTGATTGTATTTGACATAAACGAACAAATTCGCTTCGATCCGCTCGTAATTCTCGGGCTTTAAGATTCTAGCCCAAGCATCTAGCTTTGATTGATCAACCTCAAAATGCTCGTAATATGTCTTGATTAGTTTTAGCAATTCAAGTGTCTCTGCTTTAGTCATCCGTCAAATCAAACTCCTTTTCATTCAAGACAGGGCTTTTTCTCTTTGCCTCTTCATGGCTCGATTTTATTCTCACGACCAAACGATCAAATTGTTTTCTTAGACGTGCAGGACTCAATATATTCGCTTTCCAAAACGTATCTTGTTGTGTCCAGTCGATTAAGTATTTGACTTGTTCATCCGTTCGCTTGTCGATCTGTCTAATCAACCTAAAATCACTTGCCCATTTTTCAAGGTTTGGTTTCTTAGCTTGCGGATTATTTTCAAGTATTTTTTGATAAAGAAAATTGGCATTCTCCATGTCACAAGGTTCATACTTGTGACGAGAATTATTTATCTTCTTTTCATTCTTTACATTCTTATCATTCTTGTTAGTTGTTAGTTGCTTGTTAGTAGCTTGTTGATTGCTTGTTAATTGCTTGTTAGGTTCATGCTCTGATGGTTGGTAAACCTCCCAATTGACAACGGTTATGAGTCTATTTCTGTTTGTTGATTCATTAGTCAAAAAACCGTAATTTTCAAAACGTTTTAAAGCGGTTCTGACGTTCTGAATCGTCACACCTTTTCCACAATTTGCTACTATAGATTCCAAGCTAGTGATCATTTGACCGGGCTTCACTGTGTACTTTTCACCTTTGAATTCCCATTCGTTCTCACTATGGTTCACCATCATTAATAACGTTGTGAGGACGACTTTTTGCTCGGGCGTGGAAATCATCCAAATCGGCTTATGAAGCAATTCCCTATATAATTTGATCCAACCAGTCATAATAATCACCCTTGCCTTACTTTAGAAAATTTACGTTCTTGCTGTACGCTGCTTCATCCATCAAGTAGCGGAAACCTGCCACGAATCCAGTTACAAAGGCATCTTCAATCTCAAAACTTGCCTTCGCTGCGTGTGCTGAATCAAGGTCTTGCAATAGCTTCGCAAGATCATTTGAATTAGATAAAAACCCTTCTAGCTTCTCGTATAATTCGTTTACGGTATGTTGTGTTTCTAAAGACGAGTCAGACCACTCGATTTCTGTTGTAAGCGCCCCTTGAGGACCATAAAGGATTTTGGCAGCAACAAATTTTAGAACTGCCACCATGCCCGCATCATACATATGAGCCTCTTTTTCATCTTGACGACCGATATGCTCTAGCTTCTCTCTCGCTTTGAATACCTTTGAAGGTGTCCCCATTAATTTCATTTTAAAAATCCCCTTTTTATCTCAAATTTGATTATTGTATTTTTTTATTAATCATGTTAAAGTCTTCCTGATACCCTTCCTTACTTGCATGATCCTTTAATGATGACAAGTAAGAATTTAGGCTGATCCGCTTTGGATCAGTCCTTTTTATTTATTTATAGCTTGTTCTAACTTATTTTTCTCATATCTTTGAACCGCTGCCTCAACATTTGTGTGTGAAAGAATTGAGAAAAATACGTCATTGTTTTCATCTTCTAACACCCAATCATGAACAAAGTGACAAAATGTATTAAAATCAACTTGTTTAGGAATAGAATCAATGTGGCTTTTCACTTCTTCTGCTCTTTCTCTGCTGTGGTCAATTGACAGCAAGGACAAGAATTCGTTTTTTCCCATAGGGAAAAATGACAATTCGATAAGTTTAGCAATGTCTGAAACACGTTTAGGTCTCAAGAAAATGAGGTGTGTTACTTGGTGCATCAACTCAAAGACTTTTCTTACTTTTTTCTTTTCATAATTCTTTCTATACGCTTCCTCTAATTTTTCAAGCAAAGAATGAATTTTCCATAGGCGATTTCGATAATACCTAATGACTTCATCCTGCTGATCCAATTCTGTTTGAATACGTTTAGCCCAAATCAAAGCATTAAATTTGCTGTATTTCTCCACTGGTAGAACATTGTCCCATTCGAACACCTCCAGCAATTTAGGCCCCAAAAATTTGACAGCTTCTTCCCTTGGCACTCCTTCCATAATCTCTTTCAAATTAGCCTGCATGATCTTTTTAACACCGTGTGAATACATGCTTTCATACTTTTTAATAGTAGCGGTTAAGAGCGGTTCGATCTCCTTTACCTCTGTGTAAACATTCTTTAGTCTCTTATTCCATGTCGTGATAGTTGCCATTCGTTTTGTCCTCCTGTTTTAACCGCCCCAAAATTAGGTTGGTTCAATTTTTAGAAAATATTTCTATTCTATCTTTTTGCTAACCTCTCAAATTGGTATAATGTTCCTATCTGTTTAGATAGGAGGTGAAACTATGAAACTGAATCATGATTGCGTTAGATTGCTAATGCTTGAATTTGAAGAAAAGCTAGGTCTCAATGATGATATCTGTTTAAGCGATATCAAATCTTCTAAAATCGCAGACAAATTTGGTCAAGATGAAACAATTTACTGTGTCACTAAACTAATTGAGACCGAATATCTTATCGGCTCTATCCAAAGAGGCGGTAATGAAATTTGGGATATTATCGTCTCGTCTATTTCATTCTCCGGACATGAATTTTTGGACAACATTAGAGACGATGGTATTTGGAAAGACACTAAGGCGAAAATTTCCCAACTCGCTAGCGTGTCATTACCTACTGTGTCTCAAGTCGCAGCTGCGTTTATAAAGTCTAGAATTGGACTCTAGGTTTATTTGTTCTGTTCTTCAATGAATAGAGCTAAGTCTTTCAAAAACTTATCGAATTTATCAACACCTGAATTCCGACTAATAAATAAGAATTCAACACTTAAAGTGCTTTTTAGATTATCAGCTGGATTTTCACTGATTCTTTGCTGTTTAATTTCATAACCAGCAATACCAATACGTCGAAAAAGTTTAGAATCAACCTCTGTTGCCGCAGGGGTTGTTTTATTTTGCTTGTCGCTCATGCCGTTACCTCCTGTGATTCGATATTGTCTAATGAAATTGCAGGTTCTACCGGAATATACGCCCCTTCGCCTTGTGCTTTCAATTTTGCTTTGACGTTTAATATTTCTTCTACTGATGCTTCTCTCAACCGCAGGACACAGGGAACGCCGTTCACATCAAATCTACTGATAGCGGCGCCACGCTCATGATGCAGCAGTTCCACTACTTCAAAGATAGTACCGTTGTTGTTGCTTTCCGATTTATAGCATAGGACGAAACCTTTAAGTCTAATAACAGATTGAACATTTCGGATAAAGCTCTCACGGTCTACTGGCTCGGGACAAATGTTTTCAATCAAAAATTCCATTTGCTTTACCTTCTTTCCGTATGTTTTGACTCCACAATTTTGAGGAGTGAGTTTTTTTGTTTGTTTATCGGTAGGGTAACGAAACGTTACGTGATCTCCAGTCATTTAAAACGACACCAGCTCATAGCTTCTTCATAGTTTGACGGCTCAAATTTGAGCTATGCGATTAATTCAACATTTGACGGCGCAAAATTGCGCTGTGAGGGTGTCACAAATCGTGCTTCAAAAGTCGGAAAATGCGACCTTTGAGGATGTCGGTTGAAACTCCCCCCTATGTTCAACATAGTCCGTCATCTGCGGTGAATGAATACCCTCATTTGAAATGATAGTAATGCAGTACCATTTCGGTACTTGTGCCGGGCTCAAAATTGAGCCGGGCGCAAAGTTGCGCTGGGCGAAGAATTCGCAAAGCTCAATTTTGCGCTATGCGATTATATCAAGGGTCTCCACGTGCCAATCCATGAAATAGCTTCCTCAAAGTCTAGCTTTCTTAAATCCTTGTAAGTCGGCACTGCGAATGCGTCCCTAAAGTTGCGGTGAATGCTTGAGAACATACGACGTTTTCCTTCTGAATCTTCGCCATATCTTTCAACAAGCTCATATACACGTTTGTTGATTCGCTTTTGAATGACTGTTTGCTGATACGCATTGATACCTAAATTGTTTTCTAGTTTGTCGATCCTCTGATCTGCTTCATTCTGCTTTTGTTCAAGTCTAATCATCTGTTGAAGCTGCGGGCTAAGATTCGAGAAGTTTTGTAGGCTCTGTTCCATTTCGTTGAACTGGGTCACATATGCAGCAGTGAACAATACGCCTTTCTCGCCTGTCATTTTGTTGGCAACCATTTCACACCCTTGTTTTGTGAGTAGATAATGTTTGTATAGTTTCCCCGTACCCGCTTGGTACGTGCTTTCTATAAAGAAATCATCAGAACGCAATTTTGCGTTTTGACCTATTACAACTAAGTAAGACTCAATGCTCCTTACCAAATCCGCATGTCTTTTATCAACCATTTCAGCCACTTCTCGACTGTCTACCAAAAGCTGTCCATTCTGCTCAATTACTTGTAAATTGTTATTCATGTTGTTCCTCCTGTTTTGACTCGGAAAAATATCCGAGTGGATTTTAAAATTAGGTGTGCTGAAATTTCAGCGTACTGTGTACTAAATTTCTTGTTGCGCTCAAATTTGAGCCGATCAAAACTCTCGTTTATTCATGCGTCTGTCCTCGCTGTTTTTACCATTCATCCATAATTTGTTTCATGACTTCTTTTGACTCTTCATAAAACCAAAACCGCTTGCCTCTTTCCTTGCGTCTCTCAAGAAGTTTCATTCTTGGATCATGCAAAAATTCGTTTTCTAAAAAGCTCTTACTCATGCATGTTCTCTTTGACATTTCCTCTATGTCCCAGGTGAATAAAATTTCACCAAGTGCTGATTCTAATTGTTGATTAATATAGCTGCGAATTTCATCATGGTTGACATCCACATCAAGGTTAACAATGGACACAGATTCACCCCTCTCACAAACAATTAGATAATTTAATTATCCACTGTTACAAAAAAAAGATTTCACATTGACTTTGATTATAAAATTATCTATAATTCAAATATGGATAATTTAATTATCACCAAGGGTATGCTTAAGAGACTGATTTTTAAAGTAATCAGGGAATAATTTATCTGCAGGCTGATCAAAATAACGGCATAATTGAAACATTAAATCTCTGCCAGGAGTAAATGTTCCGTTTTCGATCATCCTAAGATAAACAGTAGATATTCCATTTTCTTTCGCCACAAATTGCTGTGTTCCCTTTTCTTTACGACATTTAGCAAAGTAGAGGCGCTTTCTCGCCATAATTGATTCACTCCTTTCGGTAGTTTTGATTATAATGGATAATAATATTATCCGTCAAGCCCGAATTGGAAAATATTTTTTCGGGAGGTAACAAAATGAGTTTAGGTGCAAATCTAAAACAGTTAAGAAACAAGAAGGGTTTAAGTCAGTATCAAGTTGCGGATAGATTAGGCATTCAAAGAGCTAGATATAATTCATGGGAAAATGATATTGCCAAACCAAGATATGACATGTTAGAGAAACTTTGTGATTTTTACCAAGTTGAAATGAATACTCTTATGGGTGAAAACCCCACTGACATATCTAAAGATAGTAGTAAAAGTTTAGAACAAAATGATACCGAAAATACTCCGAGCTCTATAAAAGCATGGCTGAGGCTAGAAAATAATGATTTAACTGAAAATGAAAAAGAAACATTAGCTGAAGAACTAGAAGACTATTTTTTAAGTAGAAAACAAAGAATACTGAAAAAGAGAAATGAGCAAAAGGGGAATGAGTAGTGACTTTATACCGCCGGGAAATCGACGAGGCTATATTGTTTGCAAATAGGGTTTACATTAAGTATAAAGACTTCATAAAAAATACTTTACAATTTAAATCAGATGCATTTGTAGTAAACATTATTCATCAGGAAGGTATTAATATTGACTATTATCCTTTTTCAAACGATATGTGTGGAATGTTTATTGATGACGAATTTGAAAAAACTATTGTATTTAACATTAATCAGTCACGTCAGTCACCGGAAAGAAGAAATTTCACACTAGGGCATGAATTAGGCCATTATTTCATGCACAGGGATAAACAATCTCAATTTACAGATAGAACCAAAGATCTAATGGATAATTCTATTAAACCCTTTGAAATACAAGCGAATGTCTTTGCTTCATATATCTTATTACCCACTAAGATTCTCGAAACAATGTTAATGTCTAAATACAGTTTTTTCAGAATACAGAAGTTAATAAAAATATCGTATAAAGCTTTATTTTGGAGATTGGTAAATCACTTAATAGAAATTTATAATCTTACCCAAGAAGAAGCAATACTAATCACAGAAGAATACCGGCAATATTCAATTAAAAAATTAAATAATGAAGCACACCATTTAAATGCACAATTGTTTAAGCTCACATATTTTAATAAGAAGCAAATAATAGATAAATTAAAAAATGAAAACATTGATATCTCATATGCCTATAACGAAGATGAAAAAGCACCCAAAACTAAACACATAATAGAAAATATTGAAAATATTAAAAGTCAACTAGGCTTATAACTTTCTAATATTCTCTAAGGAGGTGATGCCTAAATAAACGCCCCTTTTATTGCGTCTGTCCACGTGGAAAGGGCTGATACAATGAAGATGGAAAAAAGCAATAAAGATGATCATTTGTTTTATTATTTTAATGCTAAAAATGAAAAGCGGTGGTGTTATCGATACCGTTATTATGATGAATTTGGTAAGCGTCGTGAAGCCTCAAAACAAGGTTTCAAAAGTGAAAGCGAAGCCTATAGAATGCTTTTAAAGGTTAAATCTTCTATATTAGATGGAGAGATTAAAGAAATAGAAAGTACAAATTTAACTATTTCTAAGTGGTTTGATATTTGGATGGAAACAAACCGAGATCAATGGAAAACTCCTACTATCAAAGCGAGGGGTTTCACAATAGAGAACCACATCAAACCCTTGTTGGGGAATATAAAGATCAATAACCTAGACGCAGCAACATATAAGAAGAAGTTTATAAATAAGTTATTAGACAAATTAACTCCCGGTACGGTTCATGCCTACCATACAATCTTCAAAATCGGGATTAATGCTGCTGTCGAAAACGAAATAATAAAGAAAAATCGCTTTAAAAAGATCAAAATTAAAAAAGATAATCCAAGCACTCTGATTGTCGATAATTTTTATACTGCTGAACAATTAAGTATTTTTCTTGAAGGCGCTCAAGCGCTTAAAAGTATTTCACATTATACTGCACTTCTCATACTTGCAAGTACAGGTATGCGTAAGGGTGAAGCGTTAGGTCTAACATGGAAAGACATTGATTTTAACAATTGCAGAATCACAATAAACAAAACCCGTGATTATGATGGTTTACGCCCCCCAAAAACTAATAATAGTTACCGCACTATAAAAGTCGGGGGGAAAGTAATAAACCAATTAAAATTATATCAAAAATGGTGTAAAGAGTTAAAGCTTTCCTTTGGTCATCCTTTAAAAGAAGAAGATTTCATACTAATTAGTCGGACTAACGGAAAACCTATATCACCTAACTCACTTAACTACGCTGTCAATACTGTTGCTTATAAACAAAAACTAAAGAAAATTACCGTTCATGGTTTAAGACATACTCATGCGACTATACTGATAAGCAAAAGAATACCAGTCAAAGTTATTGCTGATCGTCTTGGAAATACTCCTCAAATGATTAATGACATATATAGCCATACTTTCGAAGAATTAGAAATAGAATCTGTTGAAGTTTTTGAAGAGGCTATGAATTTATAA